GTGAACGGGGCGTCAGATTCCTGAACTTTCCCGTCGAGGAGTTGGCGTCCGATCCATTCGGTGTACGCGGGCGGTATCGCCTGCGCCAGTTCGGTGCCGTTCATCCAATGGATGCCCATGAGGTCGCGTCTAACGGATTGGGCCGGGGTGTACCCGCCTCCCACGTTTCGGGTGGCTGCCCGCCGGTCCTCGGGTCCACCGCCGTAGACACCGCCGATGCGCTTGCCCCGGCAGGCGCAGGGTGGGGGCATCATGAGGTGGCTGGATTCGAAGAGGCGGTGTCGGCGTAGCCACAGCTCTCCGTTGGTGGCGGGGTCGTAGGCGGTGAGGCCGAAGCTGGCGCCACACAGGTAGAAGGCTCCGGGCATCGGGGCGCCCGGTACGTTTTCCATGACCCACGGTACGCCTGATGCGATGAGCCGGGCGCGGGTCTGGGGGACAAGGGCTGGATGGTCGTTCCTGTGCGTATGCCGGGTGATGCTGTACGCCTGGCAGGGAGGCGATGCGTGGATGGCGTCGTATCCGTCGAGCGGATAGGTCATGGCGTCGGTCTGGTGGAACTCGAACGGGTAGTTGGGTTGGGGTTTGATGTCGACGCCGACGACGTCGAACCCTGCGCGGTGGTAGCCCATTGCTGCGCCGCCTGCGCCGCAGAACAGGTCGAGTAGGCGGGGTCTCATCGGCGCCGTCTCCACTTGCGTACGGCGTCGAGTGCGGCTTCGAGGAAGGTTGGGCAGTAGGGGCACCACGAGAATCGGGTGCGGTGGCCGAGCCTGCAGATCATCCGCACTCACTCCCGTCGGACTGTGCGCAGAGGCAGGGCGTGTTGGGGGCGGCTCGAAGGCACTCTTGCGAGTGACCGATCCGCTCGCCGTAACCGTCGGACTGTCGCACGATCTGGTACCCGGCCTTGTCGAGAGCGATCAACAGGGCCTCGGCCACGCTGTAGTCGTGGCGGGCACCGGTGCGGTGATCGTGGAGCACGTGGTGGGATAGCTGCTCGACTATCACCCGCACAGCATCGGCGTTCTGTGTGCTCATCCGACTCCGCCTTTGCAGAGAAGCCAGCCGAAAAGCATGCCGATGAGGAGCCAGAGCGCGGGGCTATACACGTGGGTTCCTTCGGTGCGAGCTGTTGCATGATCGGCATTCGACTTGGCCGTGTTCGTGGTCGAGTGTGAGGTCGGCGGTGGTGCCGCAAAGGGAGCACCAGGGTTGGGCTTTGCGGGCCCGTCGGCTGGTTGCCCGCCATGTGCCGGCGTATTGGGTGCGGGCGGCGTTGCGGGCTTTCTGGTGGGCCTGTTCGCATGGCTGGCAGCGTGGTCCGGGTTGGCGGTGACGGGCAGTGCAGTCAAGGCAGAGCTTGGTCATGCGGGCCTGACCCATGTTCGCCCCTTGTCGTCGATCCAGTAGTCGGGGTCGAAGGCGAGCGGGGTTGGATTTTGGGGTGCCTCGCGCGCGTTAGTTCTTTCTGGTTCTTTTTCAATACTTATGACCCTTCCAAATTTGATAGGGTCCCCCCTATCAGATTTGGTAGGGGCCCCTACCAAAATCACGTCGTCTGAGGTGCGCCTACCGGCCTCGTCGTACCGTTCGTGACACGTGATCAACTTCGCCTCTAGCAACTCTTGTTTCGCTCGACGGACGGTCTGTTCGGACACCCCGAGGAGCTGGCCGAGTCGTTTGAGCCCGGGGTAGCAACGCCCCTCGGGGCCCGCATGCCGTTGCAACACCGCCCACAAGAGTTTCGCGTTGGGGGACACACCGGAGTAGAGAACGACGTCGGGAAGGATCGCATAACCGGGCCCGTACAGCTTCCCCGGCGCGCTCATCGAACCGTCCCCAATATCAGCTCAATACGGTGATGATGGTAGGTATCGGCGTGACGTTCCGCACGCGCCCAATACACCTGAATTTCGCCGCATGCGTGGCAGCGCCATTTCGGCTTAGAACGGGTCATCGGTCGGACCCGGGTTGTTGCCAGCAGGAACACGAGGCTTACCGAGACGGGGTGTGCCATCCGGGTCGTACCGCAGATCGACCACACCGGCCGCCAGTTCCTCATAGGCGGTCGCCACCCATATCACCTCGTGCGGCTCGAGGTCTTTCCCCGACCGGGTGCGACCCTTCGTGATCGCGTGGATCACGTCACCCCGCGTCTCGTCGTCGATGCCATGGTCGGCGGCCTGCTTCGCGAGGGCCTGATCCTTCGGTAGTACCGGGGTGCGACGAGACGGTGTTCTCTCGGGCACAGAGACGTTTTCCGGTGTCGCACTTCCCCGAGTGCTCTGGGACCGTCCCTGTGCCCGAGAAACCCGCTGGATCTCTTCTCGGCTGGCGATACCCCGCTTCACTTCGTAGCCAGCGGCGGCGAGGGCCCGACCCCAGGCGGACGTCTCGCAATTCTCGACCGCCGATGTCTGGTTGACCTTCCCCCGGTCGCGGATTTCCTCGGCGTGGCCCACGGCGATCGTGCGGCCCGTCTCATCCGACACCACCGCCCGCGCCAGGATCGCGTCACCCTCGAATTTGAGGTGTGCCTCCAAGGTCCAGTCGGGGTGGTCCTTACGGAACTGAGCGAGGCGTTCGTTGACAGGGACGTAGTCGTCGATGTCCATCACTCACCGGCCTCCTCGGCGAGCGCCTTGACCGCCAAACCGTCGAGCGTGGTCGACACGACGGTGCTGGCAAGAGCGAGGACGACACGGCGCCGGTTCTTCTCGTCCAGGACCCGGAGCAGATCAGCGACGGTGACGTCACGGTTGCCGTTCCAGAAGGCCAACGCGACACCGATCATGACCGTTTCACCCGACGACAGGTATTGGAGGACGTCGCCGCGGGCCATGCCGCCCCAGTCGGGAATGTCACCTTCGAGGAACGGCCACAACGCCCAATGGTCGCGGTACTGGCCGAGGAGCGTTTCGTAGGGTTCTCTCACGAAACAACCCGCCAGCATCCCAGCGTGGTAATTATCTTTAGGTCACACACTCTCCGTGACCAGGCTGGCGCCCATAATCCAGGTTGAGTCCGAGTTACGTCAACTAGCGAGGCGGCGCCGACCCCGTTATCGACGGAGCGTGAGAATTTGTATCTAGGCATCCGTCTGATTCTGACGGTTCGCGGAGACGCGAGCAAGGACCCCACACCGGGCGGCTATGCCTAGTAGCGTCTCACGCCCCGGTACCTGGAGAAGCGCGCGCCCAGTGTGAGGTCCGTCCCCCAGAGTAACCGAATTGCACCCTTGGGGCTTAGGACCCTGGCCGGCGATGTCGAATAGGCAGGGCATGAGACGCATCCTGATATTGCTGGTCGCCGTCGCCGCGCCGTTCGCCGGTGCCTGCGGAGACGCCGAGAAAGTGTCGATACCCGAGACGAACATCCCCCGGTGGGACGAAACCGAGGAGTACCGCCGGCAGCGGGCGGAGCAACGCGATCGGGACATTTGCCTCAACCCGTTGCGGCGGTGCCAGGACATGACCCCGCAGGAATGGGACGCGGCGCGCCTCGAATGGGAAGTCACTCACCCTTAGGCGATTCCGACGAGCAGGTTCGATACGAACGTGATCGTCGTATCGGCGAATAGCCGCCCGAGTTCGATGCCCGCCTGAATGGTCGAGATGACGAACTGGCGGATCGCGTCGGGGGACGGAGGAAACAGACTTTCGATCACGCGGGCTCCTCGCCTTCTTCGGGGCGGCCTGAACAGTCAAGCGAGATACAGACGTCGCGGAACTCGACCGGGCTTCGATCGAACGGGCCCGGGCTGATCCCCGCCCGTCGGTTGTCGTTGCGTCCGTCTCCCTCCTCGTATTCGTCCGGAGGGGGACAGTCCCAACAGTCGTGGTCCGCGACCAGCGCCGGTAGGCCGAAGTCGTCCACCTCGTCTTCGTCGTCGAACATGGCATCGCACGCCCCGAAGAAGAACGACAGAGCGATGACCGCTCCGGCGATGAGGAGGATCAGAGCGACCGGCACCGACCCTTCCTCGCCGGTGAGTTTCCGGGTCGGGGTGACCGCCGGGCGCGCGGCGAGGCCGGCGAGGGCGGCGGCGAACGCGCCGATCGCCGCGATCTGTTCGGGGGAGATATCCAGCCCGAAGGCGGCGGCGACCCCGAGGCCGGCGGTGACGACAGCGGCGATGCCGGTGGCGGTCGCTACCGGTTCACGTCCGATGATCCATTCGATCAGTCTCACCTCACACCTCCCACACTGAGGAACCCGCACCGTTCCAACGTCTCGGGTCCGGGTGTGCCCTGCGATACGCGGATCACGAAACACGACAGCTGCTGGCGGAACTCGCGGGCGTCCTGGCCGGCGGCTTTCTGGTTGCCGGAATGGATGATCAGCGCCCACAACACCCCGGCGAGGAGGAGCGCGATACCGGCGAGGGCGGCGACGACAGCGGTGGCGGGCACCTCAACGGTCGGCCGGGTTGAGGCGCCGTTCGTGGCCGGCGGTGGGGTAGGCATGCGTCGTTCGTGGCCGTCCCACGTGTCGCCGTTCATTTACCGACCAGAGCGACGGCGAGAAACACCGCGTTGACGATCACGCCCACAAGGGACATGACAACGAACCGGATGAGCCATACGTCGGCGTCCTCTCCCTTGTCGAGCCGGGTTGTGATGTTCGATGCCCAAATGTCGAAGACGTCTTTCGTGACCAGGCGGGCGTCCATCCACCCTTCGAGGCGGGCAACGCGCCGTTCGAGGTCGGCGTCGGGAGTCACCGGGCCGGCAACCACTCGCGGTCGGGTGGCTTCACGTACTCGACGTTCCCCAGGAACTCGGCATCTCCGAACCCGAAGACACCTCCGTCGGCGGCGACGAGCCAGTAGCCACGTCCGGTGGGAGTGGCGGCGATACCTACGATCGGGGCGTTCACGTCGGTGCGGTTCGGGTCGCCGGCCATAGGTCCCTCCCAAGGAAGACGCAGTATCGGCAGTAGGGCGTGGAGCTGGTCGCCGGGACAGGCGGTCGCCATCACGTCGCGGTGGCCCAAAATGTCGGCGCCGGGGACGAGCCAGCCTTGATCGGTGAGGTGGAAGATCAGGCCGCGGGCGGCGTCGATCTGCGCCGGGGTCGGGGCGGCGGCCTCGTGGTTCCCGATGAACGCGATACCGAACGACGTCGAGTTGCGTTGGGCGGTGTGCGCACCGCGGCGTAGGCCGGCGCCCTCAAGGACGACAGCACCGGCGGGGTGGACACAGTAGGAGTAGGGGAACTGGCCGAACCGTTGCATGCCGATCGCTTCGACGGTTCGCATATCGGCGTACGGGTCGGGCCCCACCGACGTGGCGGTGTGATGGACGAATACCTGTGTGGCCGGTAGGCGCATCGGAACGTTCGACAGGGAGGCCGGTTTCGCACCCCACACCGATCGGGCAACGATCACGACGCGCCTTCGTACATGACGAACCCTTCGATCACGTCACCGGCCGCCATCGCGAAGTCGCCAATACCCATGTTGTTTCCGAAGCTCGTGTAGTTGAAAGCGAGCGACGTGGTGGATGCTCCCCATACGTGGCCGGCGCGGACGGTGTTGCCCGCATCGAAGTATTTGAAGGAACCGTGGATGCCGGAGGCGACGGCGGCGGCGACGGGGAGGTTGTCAACGATGATGCTGTTATTCGCCACGCCCGCGCCGTTGATCGTGACGGACCAGGCGGCGTAGACGAGCCGCCCGATCTTGAAGTAGCGGGCATAGTTGACTGTTTGCGCGGGCGTGGACGACTGGCGGACCGCCACCGCCCACGAGGCGAACGTCCCGCCGATCGGGAAGATCGCTGCTTCGTTGTCGCGTATCTGCTGGTTGAGGAGGGCGGCGGTGACGGTTTCGCCGGCTACCCATGTACGGGGTGTGGTCCACGCCATTTAGAGCCCTAGCCTTGTCGTCGCGCCGAGTTCGGTGCGGCCTGCCACTCCGAGGAGCCAGTCGGCGCCGCCCGACAGGATGATCGGGGAGAGTTGAAGGCGGGTACGCCAGTAGTGCCCGCCGGTTTCGTGGGAGATTCCGTCGACCCGCATGTCGATTGTGGTGACGGCGCCGGTGTTCTGCGGTTTGCGTTTGTAGGTGACCCGGTCGGCAAGCTCAAGCCCGAGGAGCGCCGGGTACATGGCGGCCGGATCCTTCGTCGGGTCGACGGTGACGGTACCCACCCTCGTCGCCGGTGCCTTGTAAGTGTTCACGAGATATTGGGCGTAACTGAGGCTGTAAGCGTCGTCGGCGTGCAACAGGCCTTCGTGCGTTTCGTCGACGATCTGATATTCGGCGATCGCCGCGTCGTCCTGCCACGTGACCGCCACGGACCCTTCGCGGGAGACGGTGGCGCGGGTGACGAGGCGGGCTTCGTCGACGTCCGCGGACACTGAGCGGTAGGGGATACCGGCGCCGGAGTCGTCGTCGACGAACGTGGCCCGCGAGGTGAGGTAGGCGCCGGTGTTGCCTTCTTCGCGGCCGATGAATGTGATGTCACCTTCGGCGTTGACGAAGAGCCAGCCCCGTTCGGTCTCTTCGATTTTCTGGGCGTACCCGAGGGCGGAGCCTCCGAGGCTGGTTGCCTGCAGTTCGGTGGTGCCGGCGCCGACTACCGAAGATGTGGTCACCGGGAGGGTTTCGAGGACGCGGACGAGGCGGGTCCCCGGGTCGTCGCCGTTCCACGGCGTGCGGCCGGTTGTGTTGTGGGCGGCGATACGGCCGGCGGAGAGGGCGGCGTCGTAGAAGGCGACTTCGTCGAGTATGCCGATGTAACCCGACGCCCCCGAAAGGGGCGTGGCAATGACCGCGTGTTGGCCCGACGTGGGAAGGGTGCCAGCGTTGGGGAACGGGCCCGCGGAGAAACTGAAAGGGTCGGCGGCGCCGTCTACATAGAACGTGACGTTACCGGCGGCGTCCCAGACAACGGCGACGAGGTGGGGTGCGCCGTCGGCGACGTTGGCGGTGCCCAACGCGACGGATTGGGCGTGAGTTGTCGACGTGATATTGAACGACAGTTTCCCGGTGCCGAACTGGACAGCGAAGACGATGCCGTAGGCCCGGGTGGCGTCGTAGATAGAGAAGATACTGCCAGGCGTGGTGGTCATCACCCACGCCTCTATCGTCAACGGGCGGCCGGTGATAGGACCCCAGCTGGCGGCGGCGATGATGACGCCCTGGCCGTTGGCGGTGGTTTCCAGCGCGGTGTCGGGTTCGCGGACGACGAGCGACGGCGCGCCGAGTTCGGGCGCGCCGACGTAGGTGCCGTCCGCGCCGCCGGTGGCGTCGACCGCGGTGGTGGATGTGTTGGTATCGCCGAGGCGCCACCAGTTGCGGGGTCCGTCGTCGGCTACCTCGGCGGCGTACGCGGACGTCGGCAGCTCGACCCGGTTGAGGATCTTGAAGATGTCTGACACCTGGAATTCGGCGGTGGCGTCGTTGGGCCCGCCGTACTGTTGGGCGATCCGGTCGATGTAACCGACGAAGATCGGATAGGTGACGGCGTTGTAGGTGGCGCGGAGCCGCACCCGCCGGTTGGGGCGGAGCTTTCCGTAGTAGGGCCCGCCGGTGTGGTCGGGGTCGTAGCGGCGGTCGTCGTTGCGAACCGTGAAGATGAGCTGGCCGGTTTCGAACGCACCCGATTCTTTGTTGCGGCCGCGTCGGGTCGAGATGTCCACGACGTCGGCGGCGATGTCTGTCCACACCCCCGGGTCGAATTCGACTTCGAGGAGCCGGGTGGGGGTGACGGCCATTACGACGCGAGCCCTAGGGGTGTGCGCCGCTGCTTCGCGAGGAGCCCGTCGTGGACTACTTCGGTGACCACCCTGCCATCCAACACGAGCTGTATGACAGTTGTGCCTCCGGCGGCGGCGGCGTTGGGAACGACGGCGCCGGACATGCCAGGAACGAAGAGTTCCGGGCCGCGTTCCCCGACGATGTAGGGAGACCCGGCGGCGACGGGCCCGCCCGCGGCGCGGCGAGGGAGTGGCCCGAGGAGCCCGCCGCCGCCAGTGACGAACTGGTGGCCGATCGTGCCGGGTGCGAAGACGCGGTGTAGCCCGCCGGCTACCTGCTGGCCGATCGACTCACCGATCTTGCCGTAGTCCTTCCCGCCGAGCCCTTGTGTGAGGAGGTCGGCGGCGGTCTCGCCGGCGCCCTGCAGCTTGTTGTTGATGTTCGCCTGGAGTTTTGCGAGCTGCGGGTCGGTGAGCCGGGTCGCCTCGCCTACCGCCTTTTCGGCTTCGGGCCCGAGGGAGTGGAAGTAGCTCGCGAGTTCCCCGAATCCGCGTTCGGTGAGGCTGGTCAGGTTGTTGATCCAACCCGAGTAGAACGCGGCGTTGTCGGCCAGGTTGGTAGTGATTTCGTTGAGTGACGCCTTCGAGTTGTCGCGGGCCCGTTGCAGCGGATTCAGGATGTCGTCGAGCGATGTGGTGACGGCGTCTTTCCAGTTGTCCCAATCCTCTTGGGATGCTTCGAGTGCCGCCTTCATGGCTTCGGTCATCTCTTCGGCTTTGTCGCCCGGACCGCCGATGCCGAGCTTGTCCGCGAGCCAGCCGATGCCCTTGCCGATCGTGTCGATGATCGGCCCGACCTTGTCCATCACCCATTGGAAGGCGCCGGTGACGATGTCGCGGAACGTCTCAGAGTTCTTCCACAGGATGACGAGGCCGGCGGCGAGGGCGGCGACCCCGAGGACTACCGGGTTCATGGCGAGGCCGGCGAGGCTGGCACCGAATCCTTTGATCAGCGGGCCGAGGGCGGCGAACCCGCCGGAGAGGTCCCCGAAGGACCGCATCATGTTCGTGGCGCCTTCGGTGGGTAGGCCGAACGCGCCGCCCAACCCGTCGAGAAGGTCGGCGGCGCCCATGAATTTGCCTTCGGATGCGTCGGCGGCGCCGGCCGCGCCGTCCATCGCTTTGCCGAACATCTTGGCGTCGGTTTCGGCTTTGTCGAGGTCGCCGGCCATTTCTTTGGCGGCGGCGCCGACGTTACCGAACGCCTTTTCCAGCTTTTTGCTGTCCGCGGAGATGAGGACTTCGACTTCGCTGCGCGCCGCCACTATGCGAGCCCTTTCCGTTCGGCGAGGTCTTGGAGGGCCTGCGCGATCGCTTTGGCGAGCGAGTCGCGGTTCGCGGAGAGGGTGGGGTACAGGTAGCGGCCGCCGGGGACGACGCGGCGGCGCACACTCTTGTCACGTCCGATGCGGCCGCCGAAGTCGAGCCAGGCGTAGTAGGGCGCTTTGCGGCCGCCGGCGCCAACCTTCGTTTCTCGTTGTGATGATCGGGCCCGCAGAGACGATCGGGCTTTGCCGGTGCGGACAGGTACGCGGCGCGCCGCGCCCTGCGCGACGGTGTCCGCTACCCGGTTGAGCGCGACCCGGATTTCTTTCTGCGATTCGCCGTCGAGTGCTTTGAGGGCGCGTTGTAGTTCGACCATGCCTTTGACGGCGATTGGCCGTTCGAAACTCATCTGCGTTTCGCCCGCATGGCGGCGACGTCGTCGGCGTGGGCGCGCATAGAGTTGCGCCAGGTCATGTAGGCCCGCCACCGGATGTACTCGGCGTGAGGCAACATTTGGATAGCGCCGTGGGTACACCCCAGCTCGAGCGCCAGGGCGTAGTCGAAGGGGTCGTCGTCACCCCACGCGATCGCTTTTTCAGCTGCTTTTCTGGGCCTCATCGTCTACCCGCGACAGGTCCCGGATCGCGGTGACGAGCTGATCGACCGCTTTCGACGGGGTCGTCGCATACCAGGCCCGGACCTCGTCGACGGGAGTGTCCGTCCCACATGCCACCATTTCGATTTCGATGGCGTCGTCGGGTTTCCCGTCGTTGACGAGGGTGCGGAGTCGAGCGACTTCGGAACGGGTGAGGGACCGTATGTCGATGTCTTCGCCGCCGACGGTGACCGTCGCGTGTTCGTGGAGGATCTTCGGTAGCGCCATCAGGTGAACGTGCCCTTGACGACAGCGCCGGAGACTTGGAAGTCGGCTGTGAATGTGACGACGTCACCGACGGGTGCGCTGATCGTGTAGCCGGTGAGGAAACATTCGCCGCTGTATTTGATTTTGCCGGAGGTGCCGCCTTCGGGTCCCAGCTCGAACGTCGATGTTGTCTCTAGGCCGATGAGCCCGTTCAGGACGACGTCGGGTCCTGTGGACGCGGTCGAGTCGTACTTGCCGGAAATTGACAGGGTGGCGTCCGTCTGGCCGGACACATACGTTTTGAATTCCGATCCCATGGTGGTGGTTTCGGCGACGTCGACCGAGTTCGAGAAGTCCCACGAGTCGACGAAGGCAGTGAGGGTTTGGAGGACTCCGGCGGCGTTGTCGATCTTGAAGACGGCGCCCTTACCGTGGACGAAAGGCATTGGCTATCCCTCCTGGTTGGGCGCGGTGTCCGGGGCGGCGATCATTCCGTCGCGGATCAGTAGCGCGGCGTCTTCGTCGGGTAGGTCGATCTGGTCGCCGGCGCGGTGGTCCGCGAAGTCGCGGAGGACCCGGTAGCGACCTGTCTTCTTGGCTGGGCTCAATCTATGACCTCCACGTCAAACGACGCGCCTAGGTATTCGACGGCGCCGATAGTCACGACGTCGACCCGGGCTGTTTGGACCCGGACCGTTTGGGCGGCGCCGTTCAGGGTGGCGCCGTTCCCTTCGATTGCTTCTTTCACCGATGCGGCGCCGGTGCCCGAGACGTATTGAGCGAGGCGGTCGCGGGCGGCCCGTTCCGACACTTTCCCGACGAGGATCGTCACGGGGATAATCACCCGGTCGGCTCCGCGTCCGGCGACGACGTCGTATTCGACGGTGTCCGGTAACGCGACGATCGCCGCCGGTGGGCTGGCGGCGTCGGCTGGATAGTCGTACACCCGTAGGCCGGTGACCCCAACGAGGCGCGCCCCGATCGCATCCATGACCGCGGTGAGGTCGAGTGCCACTAGACCACCACATACCAACTGCGCCGGTAGGGGCGGAGGAGGTTCTGGGCGTCCCGGTCAACTTCGTTGAGGAGCCGCATTTCCGAACCGAACTCGACTGAGCCGGCGACCCCGAACGGGGCGTCTTTCCGTTTGAAGAGCCGCGATGCCTGTATGAGCGTGGCGAGTTTGACGGGTGCGGGTGGGACACCACCGGGCCACCCGAACGTCGCTGTTATCTGGACGCCCGGGTGGGTGGTGCCGGTGGGGAACGATCGGGTGCCGATCGCGACGATCCGCGTCCACGGTTTCGACTGGTCGGCGGCGTTGATCGGTTCGAGGCGGTACTCGCCGGCCGCCCACGTTGTTTCGTAGGTGCCGTCGCCGTTGTCGTCGGTGCGGACGACGAGGTCCACGGTACTGGCGATCGGGTCGACGGTGAGGGCCCGACTGTCCGTCGCGAAGTATTCGCGGGTACCGGCGGTGGCGGTGAACGTGCGGTCGGTGTATCCGTCGACTTGGGCGGTGGCGGCGTCGAGCGCCATCGTCAGAACGGCGTCGTCCTGTGTGTCGGCGCCGGGGATGCCGATGAACGTTTTGAGTTCGGTGAGGGTGGCGTAGGCCATCAGCGGCGCCTCAGGTTGCGGAGCCAGCGTTCCCGGTTGAATTGGGCTTTGATGCCTTCGATTTCGCGGGCGCGGTGTACGGCGCCGGCCTGGTGTTCGGCGAGGCCGTGGGTTGCTTCCGCTGCTTCTTCTTCGAGTGTGCTGATCCGCTCGTCGTTCCTGCCGACGTACTCCTCAAGCGCGGTGACGCGCCCGTCGATTTCGCCTAACACTTTGACGAGGTCGGGAACGCTGACGCCTATCTTCGGCAGGTTGAGGACCACGTTGTTACTGGCCGTTGTTCCCCGGCTGGGCGTCTTCGCCGGTCAACGTCATCGGGTCGTTGGGATCGGCGGTGTTGCTCACGTCGTTGGGGAGTGCCGGGTCGTCTTTGGGGTCGGGGACGGCGCCGGGGTTGCGGGCGTCGTCTTCGTTCGGGGTTGACGTGAGGTTGTTCGCCGCGACCTGGCGGGCGTCGATCGCTTCGATCGCCGGGGACGTCGCGTCGCCACTGTCTTGTGTCGCGTCGTTGTCTTTCGACTTAGCCATTTGGTTCTCCCTATGCGAGTCTGAGCCAGATTCGGGCCATGTTTCCAGCAGAAGGCGGATCGGCTCCCCAGGCGGCGGTGGACAAATCTCCGGTAATGCCGGTCAAGCTGTATCCCAACACCACGCTGCCGCCAACAGGAGCGTTCGTGGGTAGGCCAGCAAATGGCGGAGTCGTGAGGGAACGCACAGTTGGTTGGGACGTCGGTGCGCCCTGCACTACGGACGCAAGCCAATAAAGGGTCCCTCCTACAAGCGACGTGGCGCAGGCCACTTCCTGTTCGCCGGCACTATCGGCCGCGACCGCGGCCGAGGCTTCGATTTTCAGCGTCCCAGGCGTATATGAACCGCTGTCGTTGAAGATTCCGAGCCGAACCGTCGACCCCGCTTCGCCTGCAGCTGTCAGGCTCATACCGAGATGCGAGATGTTGAGGTTGTTCGGGACGATCAACGGATGAGCCCGTAGCGTGCCGTTTCCCAGTGCGGCGGTTGTCCCTACGGCACTAAGGACGGGGACGAAGCGCTTGTCCGTGACCTGTCGAATGGGCAGGCAGAATCCCAATATCGGTAGGGGGACTGCTTCCCCGGGCCCGACGGCGATGTTCTTCCTGTCGCCGGTGCCCCAGTCCACCCCGGAGCGAGGGTCACTCATGGCTATGCTCCGGTGCGGACGACGATCGCGTTGACGTTCTGGACGGCGCCGTCGGCGCGGGCCCAGGCCATGAAGCCGGTCTGGCCGTTGGCGGCGTACAGCTCGTTGAGGGTGACGAGGGTGACGTCCTTGACGCGGCGGATCACGTAGGCCTCGCGCAGATCGCCGAAGGCGAGGAACTTGGCGCCGGCCGCCTTGTTGGGCATTGCCTGGTCGATCACGACGGGGAACCCGAGGAGCGACTGGCCGCCGACGGCGCCGCCGATACTGTCGGTCTGGCTGTTGATCAGCGGACGGCCGGTGGTGTCGACGAGGCCTTGGATCGCGGCCCATGTCGCCTGGTTCATGAGCCACTTCGCGTTGCCCCAGTAGGCGGGGTCAAGGAAGTTGACGGTGGCGAGAAGCGCGGCGTAGTCGAGAGTGCCGATGGTGCCCGACGTGGCGATCGGCGTGACGATCCCTTGTGGCTGGCCGGTGCCGGTACCGCTGACCCAATGGACGGCTTGGAGGCGGGCGATGCGTTCGCCGAGGCGACGGGCGATGAATGCTTGCAGGTCGAATGCGCTGTCCTGGATGAGTTCCCACGACACTTTGAGCGGGAGGTTCCCGGCGCCGCCGGCCATGTACTTGTAGGCGGAGAGGGCCCGGGTGCCGAAGACGAGGTCGGCGCCGGCAGCGAACGTTCCGCCTTCTGCGACGATTTCACCGACGTTGGCGGTGTCGTCGATCGTCGGGTAGGTCATGGGTGCGCCGTCTGAGGTGGTGATCGTCTCGACGTTTTCGGCGAGGCCGCCGAACTGCTTCATGCGTTCGACGAGCTTGGCGCGGAACCCGGCGGGTACGAGGTAGCCACCGGCGGTGTTGGTGCCTTCGGATTGGGCGCGGAACTCGGCGAGTTCGCCGGTGACTTTGCCGGTACGGATGTACTGCTCGAAGGCCCGTTCATGCTTATCGGTTTCGCCGCCGGCGACGTTGACGTGAAGGTCGGTTCGCACTGGCGTGAGGTATGCCTGGTGGCGGGACCTGACCTCTTTTGCGCGGCGGGCCTGGACGAGCTGCCCTTCGAGTTGTTCGTACCGTTCGACTTCGTCGTCGGTGAGGTCGCGTTCGGTGCCGTCGTCGTTCTTGGCGCCGTCAAGGATGGCCTGAAGAGAGGCGAGGATTTCTTCTACGGTCAAGGGTTTACCTCCGGGCGTTGCGCGCCCGGTGGCGCGCCAAGATCAGTTGGGTTCTGCGGTGGCTGGGGACTGCGAACGTGACGTGGCGTAGGCGGACGTCGGTGCCCGTGTAGGCGGGCATCGCGACGACGGACACGTCGAGTAGGCGGCGAATGCTGGTGTGGGTGCGGAGCTGGCGTCCGTCGGGTGCGGAACCGAGCGCTTCTTTGCCGGGGAGGAACCCGAACGACGCGCCGGCGAGGTCGCCGCGGGCGACGAGCTCGCGGACGTCGCGGGCGTAGCTGGTGTCGGGCAGGTCGACCTCGAACGCGAGGCCGTCGCCGTCGACGTCGAGCCGCAGGGTGCCCGACGAGGTGCGACCGAGGATCAGTTCGGGGTTGTGGTCCCGGAGAGCGACGACGTCTTCGTCCCGGGCGAGGACCTCATCGAAGGCGGTCGGTGCGATTTCTTCCCAGCCACCGCGGATCTCGGCGTGCTGGCCGAACACGGCGGCGTGGCCGGAGAGGGTGTTGCCGGAGACTTCACTCCGAAGCTCGGCGTAGAGGCGGTTCATGATGCCCCCGCGCCGGCCGGCAAGGCGGGGTCCTCGTCCTGGCTGGGGACGGACGGGGACGCACCGGCCGGCAGCGGGGGAAGGTTCTGCATTCTACGCGCCTCCTCCAATGTGATCAGACCCTTTTCGAGTTGGGAGAGAAGGAGGGGGATCTGAACTTCGGGTGCCGGCTGGAGGAGGCCCGCATAGTCGAACTCGGCGGTGACGGGGCGGGTGAGGAGCCGCGACAGGCGCTGTTCGAGGCGGGACGTCCACGGTTTGAGTGTGAACGTGGCGAGGCCCCGGTTCTGTTCGGCGACCCCGGTTCCCCACGACGTTTGCTTCTCGGTCTGGCCGAGGAGGTGTGGAGGGATACCGAAGATGCGGGCAACTTCTTCGATCTGGTGGACGCGGCTTTCGATGAACTGGGCGTCGGCCGGTGGGATCGACCATGGCGTGAACTTGAGTTGGGCGTTGATGAACGCGAAGTCGCCGGCATGGTCGGAACCCGACAGTTTCGCTTTGAGGGCGGCGTACGCCTCGGCGGCCTCCTCCTGTGACAGCCCGTCGTCCCCCGAGACGAGGCCGGATAGGAGGAGGCCGGAGCCGAAGAGGCGGGCGGCGGCGCGGTCCCCGGCGATGCCGGTGCCGAGCGCCTGGCGGTGGCATTCGATCGGGGACCAGCCGCGTAGCCCGTCTCCGCCCAACGCTGGTACGTGGGTCATGTCGGCCGGTGTGAGTACGGCGGTTTCGCCGTTCGCCAGGGCTATCTCGAACCATTTCGGGTAGCCGGCGAACCGTTCCCGTTCCTCTTCGGTGACAACCTGGCGGATCGTGACGGCGCGGGGTGGGATCGGGTTGAGGCCGATGAGCTGGCCGGCGCCGCCGTAGATGTGCTGTAGGAACGCGTTGCCGTGGAGGAGGAGGTGGACCATGACCAGTTCGAGCCATTCGAACTGTGTGTAGAACCCGCCGGGTCCGGCGGGGTTGTCGAGCCAGGTGCCCTGGACGCGTTCCCGGGTTCCGTCGGGTGCGGTGCGGAGCGCCCGCAGCGGGAGGCCGGCGATCGTGCCGGCGATGATCGACACCGCCCGGTAGACGGCGGTGAGCCCGACGGTGGTGTCTTCGTTGACGGCGACCCCGGCGAGGGCGCGATCACCGACGGAGAAGTATTCGGCGAGTGCGGGGTCGCCGATACTGACCGCCCGTCGTTCGGCGCGGTCCGGGCCTAACAACACGTTCCGCCAAAAACCGGCCACCACGGGTGAGCATTACACGCGTGTGCTTCTTTTTGCAAGCACTTAGCTAGCGCGCTCGGCTGGGAATCATGCGGCCTCCTCGGCAAGCCGGTTCGCCGCCACTTCGCAATACCGCCCGTCCATCTCGATACCGATTGCGAGTCGACCCTCTTGCTTGGCAGCGACAAGGGTGGTCCCGCTGCCCATGCAGCAATCGAGGACAACGGCTCCCGGAGCGGTGTAGGTCCGAATCAGGTACGCCATAAGAGCGACGGGCTTTTGCGTCGGATGCAAGCCACGCTCCCGATTGAACGGTTGCACAGACGACGGATACCGCAAGTCGGGACGCTGCGACGTCACCTCGCCGTGCAAGCTGTCGGCGTACGCCTCAGTCGTTGTGGCGTAGTTGACGACGCCGCTACGAACCCGGGCGAGACCGGACGGCGCCCGTTCTTGCATGATGGGGCTGTAGTGGTACCGCCCCCAGGCAAACACGAGGACGCTTTCGTGTTCCTTCATCGGCTGACGCTTCACCGTGCCGAAGTTCGACCCGGCATTCTTCTTCCAAATCCACTCATGCTTGAACGCCCGGGGGTTCGACATGACAAGGGCCGATGTGAACGGCTGACTAGCCGTCAGCACCACGGTGCCGTCTGGACTGAGAACACGGCGCCAAGCGGCCCACAAATCCGGGAGCGGAAGCCGACTATCCCAGGCGCAGGCGGTCATTCCATACGGCAAATCCGTCAGAACAAGGTCGACTGACTGGGAGGCGAGGTGTCCCATCACATCCAGACAGTCGCCGGTGTAGATAGTGCTTACGCCGTCCTGGTAGTAGGGCCGCACTGATTCGGCGTGCTGTTCGGTCAAAGGACGAACACTTTGCGGTTGCGCGCCGGGGCGGCGGTGGCGGCGGCGTGGTGCGCAATGACAGCGGCGACGGCCAGGTCGATCTTGGCGGGGGAGTCTTTGTCCGGTTTCGTGATGTAGTCCCCGACCGGCGAAGCCTTCACGATCGCGTTCGAGACGTGGCGTGCGAGGCGGGGATCACCGTCGTGGGTCAACGCCCGTTCGAGAACCGCGGCGTAGAAGGCGGTACAGGCCGGCGCCATGTGGGCCCGCTGGTTCGTGCGGAACGGAATGACCCGGTCGTCGCCGTAGGTCTGCTGCCACTCGGCGATTTCCGATTCCCAATAGGGAGGGTCGCACAACATCTCGACTACCTGCCACGTCTCGAAAGCGTCCGCTACCGCCTCTTTGACGCGGGCCCTCGGTACCCGCCAGCCGGCGCGGCCCGGGTTCTCCCAACACCCCACCACCCACACATGGCGGTTCTGCGACACGCCGACAAGCGCCGTCGAGTCCTGGCCATACGACCCGTCGAACCCGAGCCAGATACGGGCACCCGCCTCGGGTGCCTCCACGTTCGCCTCGCACGCCTTCCACGCCCCATAGGGCAACCAGGCCTGGCTAGTCGCTGTCCACTGACCCAACCGGAACCTGCGGAACTCATGCTCCGGTAGGAAACCCCGGTCGAACTCCAAAGCGTCCTCGAACCCCGGCCGGTCAAAACACGGGTTCGCCACCCGCCACTGGACCCGGTCGTCCAGGTCGGCGGCCGGGTCCGCCTCGAAAATCTTCGCGTACAGACTCGGGTCGCCGGTGCGAGCCGATTCGTACAGCGAATGCGCCAGGCTCGTCAGGTCATAGCCCGGAGTGGTGATCCCCAGCAGAAGGGCGTCGGCCCGGGCGGCGCCGGCCATCTGCATTCCAGACCACGTCTCCGGGCCACGCTGCAAATGGACCTCATCGAAAATCACCAGATGAGGGTTGATGCCCTGTGAGGCCCGAAAGTTGTTCGGTCGCATCTCAATAAACGAACCCGTCTCAGGCACCTCGAAATGCGACTTGTAGATGTGGACCGAATCACGCAGGTAATCCGACGCGCCGATCAGATCACGCAGCTCGCGGGTGAACGTCGAGTTCAGATTCCGCTCCGAATCGGACACGGCGTAGATGTGGCGCCGATCCTTCAGACACGCCTCAGACAGCGCCAGGAGGGCCGCTAAGCGCGTCTTGCCGTTCTTCCGGGGGATCTGCACGTAGGCGACCCGAGGGCGCTCAGGAGCGCTCAGGACGCCCAAGACGTCACGCTGCCACGGATACAGCTCCTCGCCGGTGACGAACTCGACCCACCGGCAAGGGTCACCCCACGGCGCCGGCGGTAGCGGACGGGTCGCCCGAGACTTCGCACCCGGCTTAAGCGCCACGCTACGTGGACCTCGGCGACTCTGAGCGCAAAAACGAG